TTTTCTGTCAGATTGTTTTTTTGTCAGGTCTGCATCATAGCAGGGAACGCATAGCATTTTGTGTGTCTCTGGTTCGATGCTTGTCAGCAGTGCAACAAAGTCTTGCACGCTGTGGCGGCACGACTCGCACCGGATTGTGTTTGTCGTGCCCTTTTTCCCCTTCCTCTTTGCCATGCTATCGCCATTCTTTCGGGCTTGGCCCGTCCAGCTTTGGCGTTTCCTCGATCATGTCAGGATAAGAAATGCCGGCCCGATTGAGATGGTCAGCAATAAACATCAGCTCGGCGGCGGCGGCGTCTCTTGCCTTCACGTTGTCGCCTTCTAGTGCCTCGATGTAAACCCCGATTGTTCGTCTCCAATTATTAACCATTGTTTTTTTCCTTTCTCCATGGCGTTAGTTTTTCGATTATCTTTTTGGTCTTGCGCTTTCGCCAAATCCAGCGATCTAATCTTGTGCGCATGATTTCATTTCGTAAAATGTCCTGCCCTAGTTTCATGCTGGTGCCCCTTCGTCTGCAAAGTATAGGTTCCGGTCTTCCCAGTTTGTGATTGCTCGGCTGATGAATGTGCCGCGCTTAAAATGTTCGTTGGTGTCTGCCAGCAGGTCGGCAAGGTGCTCGATGTCTGTTGGTGTTCCCAGCATTGGCGCGACTTGGTCGGCCATAAATTCAAAGTGTTGCTTTGTAAGTTTCATTTTGTGATCTCCTCATATGTGTCGGGCTTCATAATTCGCCCCTTTGGGTTGCCCTCAATGGTATCATCCCACGATGTATTCTCTATGCGCCCCTCTCCTTCGCATAGGTGGCATGTTTTTGCATAGCCGATAATGTCAACCCATGGGCCGTTGGCGTTGATGCCTCCCTGTGTTTCTTCATATTCGATGCTTCCCCAGCCCTCGCACTCGGGGCATTGTACGAATTCGAAATATTCGAACGGATGATGCTTCATGTCAGCTCCTCCATTGCCAGCTTGACGGCGAGGTGTGTATATATTCCCCCATCTGGTGTGCGCTCTGGGTGCTGTGATACAAACACCCCTGCGGCGCGGCGTGTGCTGAACCTTTCGAGCAGACTCACGGCTTCACGATATAAAGTCTCGTCACCTCCAATCCATAGCGAGACGTTCCAAGCGTTCCAAGAACGGTGTCCGTTGTATTCCTTCATGTGTGTCATCTGATAAATCCCTTTCGTTTGACTACTCTTGAACCCTAGCAAATGGGGATAAACCTGTAAAGAACTTTATTGCATTTAGTGTTCTTTTTTCTCTCTTTTGTCTTTTATGTGTCTTTTGTGCAACACTTGGTTTTGCCGCGCCCTCGCTTCGCTCGGGTGAATATGGACAGCCCTAGTCGGGCAGGTCTTCTCGACATTGGGCCGGGCAAGCCCGGGCTTTATGTAGAGTGGACGGCCTACGGCTCTGCGCTACACCTTGGCTCCGAGCCTTCGGCCTTCGCTATTCACAGATATTTATCAACGCACCATCGATGTTTATATGAACCATTTCTTGCCTTTCTTCCTCTGTGCTGCACAAACGGCATACCGTGTTGCAAAATTGCATCTTGATTTCTATTGACGAACCCTCTTAAACTCCGCTTATGCGGCGCGCTTCGTGCCGCTTATAGGATCATGTGTTAGTCGATGGAAAGCAGAGGATGAAAAAGAATGGGTGATATTGCAGAGCGCAAATTGACAGACAAGCAAACGGCGTTGGTTGAGCACCTCGTAGCAAACGGCGGGACGATAAAAGATGCGAGCCAGATCGCGGGATACGCAGAAGGTGAGAGCGGAAGGGTGAGCGCATCCAAGGCTTTAGCCCTGCCTCATGTTCAAGCCTACATGATGGAAAGGATGCGGCAAGAGTTGGGCGTCAAGGCAACACTGGCCGTCCATCAAGTCGCCAAGCTATCGCAAAACGCCAAGTCTGAGTATGTACAGCTGGAGGCAAGCAGGGACATCATGGACAGGGCGGGTCTCAAAGCACCGGAGAAGCACATGCACCTTCATGCTGGAGACATCAGGGTAGAGATAGACCTCGGTGACTAGGGTAGAATAATTACTGGGCATCGGACACTGTGTCATGGTGGGGGTGGGGGGCAAAACCGAGTACCAGTCGTGGCATGGGGGACCTGCTCACGAATTATTTCTTCTCAAGGCTCGCAAAAAAGATTATACTCCAAAATATATTTTTAATTCAAAAGGCTTTTGTATGACTGTAGCTTTCGATCACTTCCAGCTTTTGGGCGAACAAGCTCTTCGTTCTATTGCTGGCCGCTTCATTGAAGAACTACCTGAAGCCACCATTGATGAGAATAAACTATCTTCTTCTACCTTGGACGTAGTTCGCAATGCCGCTCTTAATCGAGTTCGCTCTGGTGCGGTAACAACCTCTTATAATTCTTACGGATTGGGTTCAGAAAGCGTATTGAGCGTGAAGAACCGTTTACGCAATGCTGATGGCACTAGCCGCAACTATGCGAGCCAGTTGATGCAGATCTTGAACTATGTATCCCCAGAGGCGGCGGCAGAGTCTAGCCTTGGGGCGGCGGATGTATATATAGATGATCGCGGTAATCTGATGATTACTGATACCTATGACTTCCATTCTCCTAAGAAGGGGCAGGATACAACCTCTTTGGTTGCGAAAGTCCATTCTTTGTTCGAGCCAGGTGGTGTATTTGAGGTATCGGATAAGAATACCCGCAAGGTCTTGCTTAACCTTGGGCCTGCTCCTGCTGACGTTGCTACCACATTAAGGAACAAAAACCGTATTATCCTCTCTCCTACTTCTGAGGTTGCCGCAAGCATGGATAAAGAGTTTGGTTTCGGTGCTGGCTTTGTTGAGTATGCTGGCAATATCGCTAGGGGTGCGTATAACTCTATTACCGATGCTTTGTATTCCGATGGTGCGGTTAATGAGGAAAATGTTCCTATTGAATCTTCTGCTGTCCTGAAGTCTACCCTCGATGCTTTCTTTCAGCAAAACCCAGAGCGATCCAATGCTAAAGGGGCTGAATTAAATTTTCCTTCCCCAGAAGCTCGTCCTCCAATTATGGATGGCCTAGAGGTTTTGCGTGGCTCTGATGACTCTTACATCGTTGGGCATAGGGAAAGTGAAGATATTCGCATTAAAATCCCATCTGAGTATGAGCGCATGGGTTATGTAATCGAAGAGCCAGTAAATACTGAAGGCTCACGAGTTACCTTCTCTACTGGCATGGTTGGGGACGGGCGGCTTGATATGGCTGTCGGTGCTTCTAAGCTTCTTGCTGGAGAGCCTATTGAGCGCAAGCCAGATGAACTATCCTTTACACAAGCGTTTGCTCGCAATCGCTCTGCTGGAGAGAAAGAGTTTACCTGGCGTGGAGAGAGATACACAACAGAACTTTTGGATATGGAAGTATGAGTAAGTCTTTATTAGATCGTATTGGGGTGAGTGGGTACAACAAACCCAAGAGAACTCCTAACCACCCCACTAAGTCCCACGTTGTGGTTGCCAAGGTGGGCAACAAGATTAAAACCATCCGCTTTGGTGAGCAGGGTGCTAAGACTGCTGGCAAGCCCAAGAAGGGTGAGTCAGAGAAGATGAAGAAGAAACGTGCAAGTTTTAAGGCGCGTCATAGGAAAAACATTGCCAAAGGCAAACTGTCTGCGGCATACTGGGCAAACAAGGTTAAATGGTGATTGATATGCCTCAAGTTGGTAAAAAGAAGTTCCCTTACACTCCTGCTGGTCTGATGAAGGCTAAGATGGAGCGTAAGAAGAAAGATGAGAAAAAGAAATCTATGCTGAAGGGCTATGGCAAATGAGCAAGCTGTACAAGGTAACTGGTGCTGAATACATAGGTAGAGACTTCGTAATGACAGCAGATGGTCGCGCCCACTCAGGCAAGACCTTTACTGCTGACAGCGAGCGTTTGTTTACTGCGGAAGAGTTGGATGCTCGTGGGATCAAAAGTGTTGCACATGTGCCACAGAAGCGACCACAAAAAGTTAAAACCAAAAACACTCCTACCTCCCTCCGCAAGCTAGGAACAGAGGCAACAGACTAATGGAAAAAAAGTCCTTAATGCAAAATTCCTATCCTTATTCTGATGTTCTTCAAGCTAATAAGGATAAGAACTTTATTAGACGCATTTTGGATTTTAAGTCTGCTCCTGCCCCTTTGCCAGATGAGGCTGGGCGAAAGCAAACACACCGAATGTCTGCTGAATACCTTGGTGAAAAGGGCACAATTCCAGCCGCCTTTCCTTTGGTTATTGAGCGCGATGGAAAGCTGGTTCTACTTAGCAAGCCAGAGGCGGCGGATCACGCCAGAAAAACTGGTGAGTATGTTGCTTTCAAGGATATTAAATCTGCGGATCAGTTTAGCAGATCATACAAAACACCAGAATTTAAGGCGTTCTACAATGGCGGTAAATGAAGCAGGTAATTATACTAAGCCCACAATGCGGAAGAGTTTGTTCAACCGCATTAAAGCTAGTGGTAAGGGTGGAAGGCCAGGCCAATGGTCTGCTCGTAAAGCCCAGATGCTCGCCAAGCAATACAAAGCAAAGGGCGGGGGCTATCGGTAATGGCTTTAGCTAAATCACAGAAGTCTCTTGTAAAATGGGGAAAGCAGAAGTGGCGCACCAAGTCTGGTAAGCCTAGCACCCAAGGGCCGAAGGCCACGGGTGAACGCTATCTGCCAGAGAAGGCCATCAAGTCTTTGACATCTGCTGAGTATTCCCGCACTACTGCCGCTAAACGCAAGGCTACCTCTGCTGGCAAGCAAGTGTCCAAACAGCCTAAGAGCATTGCAAAGAAGACTCGAAAGTATAGAGCATGAGTTTCCTTCACACCATCAATGAAGAAGAACGCCGCATCTTACGAACCATCGTCAAGCAGGTTCACTTGAAGCACCACCCAAAAGACTTTGTAAATGATTACGAGGCTGATAAGATTATATCCGCTATTGCACCAGACGTTGTAGAGCGCCTGATGAAAGTAGGTAAGGATATGAAAATTGACAGCCTTTAAGTATAAACCAGACGGTGATGTATTAAAACAATTTATGAAGGATGATACATTCTTCCGAGGCATCCGTGGGCCTGTAGGCTCTGGCAAATCGGTGGGATGTTGCGTTGAGGTATTCAGACGTGCGCTACAGCAAGAGAAAAACAGTGAGGGTATTCGCCGTTCTCGTTGGGCTATTATTCGTAATACAAACCCACAGCTTAAAACAACCACAATCAAGACCTGGTTGGACTGGTTTCCAGAAGACCAGTGGGGAAGATTTCGCTGGGAAGTTCCATACACCCACCACATCAAGCAAGGCGACCTTGACCTAGAGGTTATCTTTCTTGCTCTCGATCGTCCAGAGGACGTGAAGAAACTGTTGTCCTTGGAACTCACGGGCATTTGGATTAACGAGGCGAGGGAATTACCTAAGTCAATCATTGATGCTTGCACCATGCGTGTTGGTCGTTTCCCTTCTATGCGGGACGGTGGCCCCAGCTGGACTGGGGTTATCGCTGATACTAACGCTCCTGAAGAAGATCACTGGTGGCCTATCATGTCTGGCGAAGTGCCAGTGCCAGACCATATCTCGGCAGAGGAAGCTAAGATGCTTGTCGCTCCAGACAACTGGGTATTCTACACCCAGCCCCCTGGCATGACCGAAGAAAAGGATGAGTCTGGCTCTGTAAAAGATTATGTGCCTAATGATAAGGCAGAAAACAGAAACAACATGATGAAGTCCTAC